ACTGCGAATTGGTAATTGTGAAGCCGAGGTGAAGGTCGCCGCTTTAATGAGCTGCCCTCGCCTCGGCTTCACTGATAATTTCTTCTGCGTCACGCAGGCGCTGGCCCCCCACAAAATTTCGCCGATCAAATATACCGGCGCGTTCTGGGGTCAATGCTTGCAGAGGTCGATGGAAACAGTCATCGACACGCACGATGTCGTACTGACCTTCGATTACGACACGATCTTCACGGCCAAGACGGTAGAAGCCCTCCTGGCCCTCCTCATGCACTCTGGTCTGGACGCGATCGCGCCCCTCCAGACCAAGCGTGAAGCCAACGCGGTCATGTTCGCTCTGCCGGGCGTAACGCCAGAGGAGCAGACCAGCGTCGAGAACGACTGGTTCCAAAAGCCCGTCCAGATCGTCGAGACGGCTCACTTCGGTTGCACGTTCATCCGCACAGCGGCGATCAAGAAGATGCCCAAGCCGTGGTTCATCGCCAAGGCCAACGAGAAGGGCGAATTCGACGGCGGCCATGAAGATGAAGATATCGGCTTTTGGAAATCGTTCAGCCGCGCCGGGAACAAGTTGGGCATCGCAACCCACGTCAGCGTCGGCCACGCCGAACTGATGATCACCTGGCCCAGCCGGACGGTCGAGGGCGGCAAGATTCAGCAGCACACCACGGAGTTCTGGAATAGCCACAAGCCACCAGAGAACGCTTGGGGGTTCATCTCATGAAGATTCGCATCACCAAGTCGTTCGGCGGCTACCGCATCGGGCAGGTCTTTGATTGGGGCGACGGCATGGCCCGCATCTACATCGCCCGCGGGATGGCTGAGTTGGCCGTCGAGGCCGCAGCCGTCGAGGAACGCACCGAGAAGGCCACTATGCCGTCACAAGCAAGGAAGCGAGTGAAATGACAGTCACAATCACCTACGGCTCTCCAGAGCACCCAAACAGCACCCTGACGGCCTACCGCAGCCTGACGCGGTACACGCAGCCCGCCGTCGAGCCGGTGACGCTCGCCGAGGCCAAGATTCAGTGCCGCGTCGACACGACGGACGAAGACGCCTATCTGACCAGCCTGATCACGGCGGCCCGCGAGTACGTCGAGAACGTGCTCGACATCAGCATGATCACCCAGGTCTGGGAGGCCCGCTACGACACGTTCCCGCTCTGGGAGATCATCCTCCCGCGGCCACCGATGCAGGCGGCCACGGTAACCGTCGTCTACCGCGACGAGGCCGGAGCCAACCAGACGATCACCAGCGCGGCAAACGCCTTCCAGGTCGACGCCTACGCGACGCCAGGGCGTATCTACCCGCTCTACGAGGGCGTCTGGCCGGCGGTGCGTGGTGACGAGAACAGCGTCACGGTTCGCTGGACGGCCGGCTACGGTGCCAGCGGCTCGAGCGTCCCGCAGACGGTCAGGAATCTGATCATGCTCCTCGTGGCCCACTGGTACGAAATGCGGCAGCCGGTGGTGACGGGCTACAGCCAGGTGCTGCCTGTCCCGCAGACGTTTGAGACGCTGCTGGCGGCGAGCGGCTGGGGCGGCTACCGATGAGCCTCACGGCCACAGTCAGAGCAAACGTCTCGGCCCGCCTGCAATCGCAGAGCGGGCTGACGACTGCGCTGACTGAGAACCCGATTGAGTTCTCGTTCGATGTCGGCGATTGCACGACTGTCTGGAGCGACCGGCGGGTGTTTTCAGACATCGGCTACGACGAAGTCGACTTCTCGACGATCGGCATTTCCACAGTGAAGGTTCTCTGCATCAAGAATCTGTCCACGACGAATCAAATCGCCATGACGGCAGGGTGGACGGGTTCGCAGTTCACGACGTTCCGTCAGGACACGACGAGCTGGAACTTCTCGCCCATGATCAACCTTGGGAGCCTGACCCTCCGTGGCTACCCGATTCGCGAGGGCGGTGCGATCCTGCTTTCCTGCCCGAATTCATCCGGCTTCGCGACGACCTCCGGCGGGTCGATTCTCCGCATCGGCGGAATCAGCGGCCAGTCCTACGAAATCTATGTGATGGGAACCTAGCATGGCACTCAACGCCCAGATTCTGCTCTCAATCCTCGCCCACGAGACGAGCACTGGCGACTTGTCGAAGACCCTGCGGGCCACGCCCGCGTCGTATTCGGCCAGCCTCACCGACGGCACGTCAGCGAACCAGGCACAGGTCGTCTGGAGCGGCACGCGGACGCTCGCCAGTTCCAGCCAGACGCTGAACCTCGCCAGCCTCGCCGACACACGCGACGGGGCGGCGGTGAGCGTGGCGATCACGGCTGCAAAGGCCATCTACGTCCGCAATAGCCACGCATCGCTCGCGATCTCGCTGGCGGGGACGCCGTTCCCGGCGGGCGGCGTCGCAATTGCTGCCGGCGGCGCATACGTCCAGATCGACCCAACGGCCACCGGCATGGCGACGGGGACTGTCACCGTCACCGGCACAGCCGGCGGCACCTACGACATCGTCTTGATCGGCGAGGGCAGCGTCACATGATCATCGGCAGGATGCGTGACCGCGTGACGATCAAGGCTCCGGCAGAGGTTCGCAGCCCGTCCGGCGAAACTACGCTCAACTGGGACACGACCATCGCGACGGTCTGGGCCAGCGTGGACGGCCTGTCGACGCGGGACATCCTCCAGGCCCAGCAGGCCAACGTGATCGCCAGCCACCGCATCCGCATCCGGCACCGCAGCGACGTCCTGCATACCCACAGGATCGTCTGGCGGGGTCGTACTATGGAGATAGCGAGCGTCACCGACCGCGATCAAATGACATCCCTCGAGATTCTCGCCCGCGAGGTGCAGTGATGGCGATCCAAATCGACGGCACAACGCCGCGGGTATTTGAAAACGGCATGACCGGCCGGCAGATGGCCGAAGCCTTCGTCAATGTCCGGCTGTCCGGCGCCTCCGAAGTGGCCCGCGCCCTTGAGATGATGGCGATCCGAGCCGGCCAGAACGCCGACACACTGCTCTACAAGGCTGCCGAACAAGCCTCGCGTCATATCCGCGACGGCTACAAGCGGAAGATCAACAACGTCACCGACAACCTGTCGAAGTCGGTGCAGACCCGCCCGCCTAAGAAGAAGTATTCCGGCGTCGGCGTGGCAATCACCGGCCCCGTCGTGACAGGCCCGATGGGGGCGAGCGAGAGAAACGGCAGTGGTAATCACGCCTGGTTGGTTGAGTTCGGAACCGGCCGCCGCCGGCCGGGAACGCAGGGCCGCCGGACGTACCTGAATGTCCACCAGAGCATTAACCGCCGCATGAGCAAGATCGGCGGCGGGAACATGACGTTTAACAACAGCCAGTTTGAGCGGATGGGCAAAGGCCACTACTTCTTGATGGGCAGCAAAGACCAGCCGACCCGGAAGGCCAAGGCAGGCAGCGGCTACCCGCACGACTTCGGCTCCGACACGCCAGGCGAGATGCACCCGATCACCCTAGAGCCAGGCGAGACATACGGCGCGATGCCGGCGCAGCACCTCATGGAAAAGACCATCTCCGAGAATTCCGGCGCTGTCCTGAGTTCGCTGATCAACACGCTCAATGGGTATATGCAGACGATAACCAGCGGCGGCAACCCGCTCGGAGGCCGCTAGTGCTGATCTCCCCAGAGAAACACGTCTACCTGAAACTGGCATCCTCTCCGGGGGTGGCGAGGCTGATCGGCCTCCAGATTTACCCCATCGCTGTCCCGAAGAATGCGACGCTCCCGTTCTGTATCTACAAGCGGAATAACATCACCCGCGAAAGCCATCTGGCCGGGCCGATGTTCATGCCATTAGTAAACCTCCAGATCGCCTCGTGGGCACTCTCCTACGACGGCGCAAGGGAACTCGCCGACGAGGTACGTCTCGCTCTGGATGGACACACCGGCACACTCGCTGGGGCTACAATACAAGATATGAGGCTGGTGTCCGAAACGGACGACTTCCTCGATCCGACGGCCGTCGGGGCTCAACTCCCACCGGCCTACGAAGTGCGACAGTTGTTCCAGATCAGGTGGGAAGAAGCCACCTCGTAACCTACACGACAAGATTTCGGCGCAAGGAGGCGCAAACAAATGGCTGGCATTTCCGCACAGGGACTCACCTTCTCGTTCGGCGGCTCCGCTCTCACTGTAACTTCGGTTCAGGTCAATGACACGCAAGACCTCATCGACGGCACGCACCTCGGCATCGGCCCGAACGGTCGGCGTGAGTTCGTCGGCGGCTTCGCGACTGACCGCGAAGTGCAGGTTGACTACATCTCCGCGACGATCATCGCCGCCGGAGCGTCTGGTGCTCTCAGCATCAGCGGGCCATTCTCGTTCAGCGGCAACGCGACCTGCGCGTCGGCGAGCCTTGGCGGGTCGGTCGGTGCCCTTGTTTCTGGTAGCGCGACCTTCCGCGTCGCGTAACGCGACTTCGGAGGTAGCTGATGGCAGGCGTATCAGCTCAAGGCGGTACGTTTACGTTCCAAGGCTTCGTGGGTGCGATCACCGGGATATCGGTGCAGACCCCCGAAGCCGAGATCGTCGACATGACGAGCCCTACGGACGGAATTGGTTTTGCCGTTCGCGTCCCGACCGGGGACTGGACGGGCGGCAGCGTCTCGGTCGACTACATCAAGACGAGCAATACAGACCCGCAGACATTGGTCAAGCAGGTCGGCCAACTGACGTTCTCGTCAGCAGGCTTCTCCGTCACGCGGAGGGCGATCCTCCAGTCCGCATCGATGGAGGCCCGCGTGGGCGCGGCCGTCACAGGCACTTTGAATTTCGTGGTTACTGATTACCAAGGGAGTTGATTTGTTATGGCGTTGAGTAAGAAGGCGATTCTGGCGGCGAAGGATACGAAACTGGAAGGCCCGATCGCGGTGCCGGAGTGGGGCGGCGACGTGTTCGTCCGCACAATCTCGGGCGTCGAGCGGGATCAGTTCGAGGATGCCTACTCCGAACAGAAGATGAAGGCGTTCCGCGTCCGCTTCCTCGTGCTGACGCTCTCGGATGACTCGGGCGAGCGGCTCTTTGGTGACGACGAGATCGACGCCCTCGGCAAGAAGTCGAGCGTTGTGATCAATCGCCTCTTCGACAGGGCGTGGCAGCACAACGCCTTTACGCAGGAGGCTGTGGATGCCTTGGGGGAAGGTTCGTCCTCCGCCCCGAAAGAAGGTTCTACTTCAAACTAGCGCTCTGCCTTGGCATGAGCGTTCGTCGGTTGCTGGAGGAGGTCGATAGCCAGGAGTTGTCGGAGTGGGCGGCCTACGACGCCCTCTGGCCGCTGCCAGACCCGTGGCAGCAGACGGCACGGCTGTGCCGGATCGTGATGTGTGCGTCTGGCAACTACAAGAAGGTGCCGGATGAAGAGGTCTTCATCCCATCGAAGAAGAAGCCGATGCAGACGAATGAGTCGATGATTTCTGAACTGATGAAACTGGCGGCACCGCCTCAAGGATGAGACGATGGCAAGAGGCTACTTAGGCAAAATCTCGGCGATCGTGACGGTCAATACGTCCGACCTTGCGCCGAAGCTCAACGCCGGCTCAAAGCAGATAACATCGTTCGCCAAGTCGACAAGTTCGACAATCTCGTCGGCGATGTCTGCCGCTGGCAAGTCGTTCGACCAGATATTCACGCCGCTCCAGAAACTCCAGCGGGCGCTAGCGGTTGCGAACAAAGAGCCGCTCGCCCTCGATGTCGACGTGTCGAAGGTCGAGAAGCTCGTTCTCGCCGCCAACCAACTTTCAAAGCCGCTAGGTCAATCAACAAAACAGTTCGCAGCGCTTGCCGATAGCGTGCAGCGTCAGTTCAGCCCCGCCCTAGAAGGCGTCCAGGCTGGCCTTACGAACCTCCGCGGCCAAATCGACGCCGGAACGTCCTCTGGCGGCGCTCAGTTCCGCGGTCTGGCCGCAGATGTCGAACTGGTCAACGGGGCGATCGGCAGGCTGAAGGAGCAGGCCGCCCTGTCGGCTAAACTGTTCACCGGACAGGAACTGACGTTCGTTCGCCCAGAGTCCATCGACAGCCTCAATAGGCTTGCAGCCGCCCAGCAAAAACTTGCGGCGGCCCCCGCGGCCACGCGGTCATCGCCGATCGCCAGAGACCTGCTTGAAGATTCACAGATTCTCTCTAAGCAGATTGAGAACATCAGCGCGAGGATTGAGCGGCTCCGTGCTCAAGGTCTCGACATAACTGTATCGCAGGCTGGTCTTGATCTGGCGGTTCGTCGCGTCAACGAAGTGGCGACGCTGCTTGACCAGATAAGCGAGGCGCCTAAAGAGATAAAGATAGAGGTAAACGCTGACAACCTGATCGCCAGGGCAAAAGCGCAGCAGGAGTTCTACGCGGAAAGCGAACGCCTCCAAAAGCAGGCCGCCGCAGACGCCGCAGCCCCGCTGATCGCCCGTGCTCGCGCAGAGCAGGAATACTACGCAGAGAGCGACCGCCTCCAGAAGCAGGCCGCCGCGGATGCCGCAGCACCGCTGATCGCTCGCGCTCGTGCAGAGCAGGAATACTACGCAGAGAGCGACCGCCTCCAGAAGCAGGCCGCCGCAGACGCCGCAGCCCCACTGATTGCTCGCGCTCGTGCAGAGCAGGAATACTACGCAGAGAGCGACCGCCTCCAGAAGCAGGCCTCCGCAGATGCCGCGGCACCGCTGATTGCTCGCGCTCGTGCAGAGCAAGAGTTCTACGCAGAGAGCAGGCGGCTTCAGGAACAGGCCGCAGCGGACGAGGCCGCGCCTCTCATCAGGCGTGCTCGCGGCGAGATGGATTTTGAGGCAGAGAACGCAAGGCTTCTGGGTGCAAGCAGGGAGGGGGCAGACCTCGGCTTAAATCTGGACGACCCCTCGCGGCAAGTCGAGCAACTCCGGTCAGGCATTGTATCGGTAAAAGGCCAGATCGACTCGCTTCCGGCATCCATCCGCTCGCAGTTGATTCCAGCCATCAAGGCGGCCGAGGCAGAGTTCCTGCGGTTGCGGAACTCGCCAGAAGCCACCGCAGAGGAGATCGACAACGCTGCCGCGTCTGTCCGCAAGCTAGGGGCCGACGCGGCAAATGCGGCCCGTTTCACTGAAACTCTTGCGCAATCCTTGAGTGGGCGTGGTGCCGCGACCCAGTCGGCGAGCCTCGAGGGACTGCGTGCGACTATCCTCTCTCTGGGCGCCGCAGCAAGCGGGTCTGTGGTGGCTGCATTTGAAGCTCTCCGCGCCGCCAAGGAACGAGCTGCTGCCTCCGGCGACTTCACGTCGTCTCGCAGGCAACTCGCCCAACTCGAGCAAGAAGCAATCGACGCTGTAGCTGCTTTCACCGGACTGAGCGCCGCTCAAGTCAGAACCCAGCAGGCCGCTGCCTCCGCAAAGTTCGGCGATGTCGGCCGCGGCGGCGCAGACAAGGCTTCGCTTGCCTTGAACCAGCTCGCCTTTGCTATCGACGACTTCTTCTCGTCGACCGGCGGCCTTGAGTTCAAGTTGCGGGCCGTCAGCAACAATATCACGCAACTTGGATTTGTTGCCGGAGGCACTACCGGACTTTTCATCAGCCTCGGGGCCGTAATCGGCGGGCAGGTCGCTCTGGCGATCTCAAAGTTCGTGTTTGAGACCGACAAGGCCGATGAAGCACTGAAGGCGTTGAACGCCGCACTGGAGGCGAACCAGAGAAACGTCGAGCAGTTGGCCGAGGCATACAAGCGTCTGGCGCAAGCAATCGCCGGTGCGGTACTGTCGCCGAGGGACAAAGTCGCAAGAGAGCGCCGGCAGCAGGGCGAAGACCTCACGAGGCAAAGGCAGGCTGTAGAGGAAGAGGCATTCGCTGCCATTTCTCCAGAGGTTTCTCGCGTCCGAGGGGAACGGGAACTTCTGAAGAAGAGGCAGCAAGAATCGAACGACATTGCGGAGCGAGTCAGGCTCGCCCGTGAGATACAGGCCAATGTCGCTCGCGAGAGAGAGCTGCTGAACAACCGAGGATCGCAGGAAGGCGAGCGGCTGGTTCAAGAGGAGGCCGACAGGTCGCTGGCGGTGCAGGAAGTCCGTCTTCGCAGGGCTAGGGCTAGGCGATCGCTCGGTTCGGATGAGCGTCCTGGGGAAAACGTCGAAGACTTGGAGGCCGTAGTCGCGCAGGCACAGGCCAGAAGGGACGCGGCAAGGCGACGCAGGCTTCCTGGGTCTACGACATCGGTGCAGACTCGCGAGCAACTGGACACCCTTCAAGGTTCTCTCTCGTCTGCACAGCAGGCCCGCGAAGACCTCGTTAGGTCGCTCCCGCCGAGAACACCAGGAACACGAATCACTCGTCTTGATGAGCTTGACGACACCATCAGAAGGCTAAAGGAGCGAATTGAGGTCGTGTCGGCTGTTCTCGGCGGCCAGTTGGCGGGAGAGCTGATCGCTGGCCAAGGGAAGATACAAGATGCCCTCACGGCAGCGGCAGATTCAATCTCCACGCTCGACATACAGTCAGCCATCGGTGCCGAAAGAGACAGGCTGGCGAACGAGCTTACGGCCATCGCCGACGAACTCGCAAACGTCAGCGACCCAGCAAGAGCCGCGGCTCTTAAAGAGCAGCAGGATGAACTCGAGAAAAGCGCGGCAGCCGTGCGATCGGCGGCAGCGAGCACTGAGCGGTTCGCCGCGGTCATTGACAAGGTTGCCCGTCAACTTTCTGACACTGTCCTTCAGGAAGTCGAAGGCCGCGCCGACCAGGCACGCCGAGAGGTAAACGCCGCGGAAGGCGCCGCTCAAGCCGGCCCTGGCGGCGGCGTAACTCAGCGAGACATTGATCAACGGCGAGAAGAGGCCGCAGCCGACCGCAGCCGGGCCGACGCAGACGTAGCCCGCGCTAGGGCTGCTCAAAGAGACTTTGATCAAGAGCGTCGCAGAGTCATTGCCGCAGCCGAAGAAGACATGGCTGCCGGCAATGTCACGCCAGAAGCCCAAAGGCTTATTAATGACCGAGATGCCGCGAGGGCCACCCTCGACAGCGACACGGCGAGCGTAGATGAGAAGCGAGCCGCGCAAGAAACCCTCGCGAGAGCGCAGGCGGGGCTAGATGATATTTTTAGTCGCAGCACCGCGGGCCGCACTCTGGCGCAGCGAGCGGACTCGCTTGACGCCGAAGCCCAGCGAGCACAGGCCGTTCAACGCCAGGTGGAGGCCGACCGAGAGTCCGTAGGACGCGGCCGCGAACTCTCCTTGACACCCGCCCAGCGTGCCGGCGAGCAACTCAATCAAGAACTCCAAGACATCCGCAACTACTTCAGCCGCGCCGTAGAGGAAAGTTCCGGCCTCCCCGATGACGTAGCCAAGATTCGCCAGAAGATGAACGAAGCAATCAACCGCACGCTGGAAGACCAAATGCGGCAAGCCGCACCCATGACGGTAGGCATGGACGACGCCCGCCGAAACGCACTCCTGCAAGGCCCATCGCGAGCAGCCCTCGGCGCCACCGACGTGACGACGATGCAGGGGCAGGCAGAACTCAACAGGCTTCTGCGTGGCGACGACCCCAACAAGAACGTCGACCTCGTCGAACTACAGCGTGAGGCGAACAAGTTGCTAGACATCATCTCCAAGAAAGAAAACCCAGTCCTCTAAGGAACCCCCATGCCAGACATCTCATACAACGTGACCCTCAAAGTGGACAAGGACTACCTCGGCAACTCCGTCTCGGTGCAGAACGTCACCGCGACCATGTCGGAGGTCGGCCTCAACAGCATGACGCTGGCCCTTTCGACGAATCCCGTGAGCATCACGACCGCGAACCTCTCGAGCGTCGGGATGGCGTTCGTCCGCAATCTGTCGACCGTCTCGACGGCTACGGCGTCCATCGGTATCAGCGAAGGCGGCTCGTTCGTCGGCTTCACGACCCTGCGGGCCGGCGAGCCGGCGATCTTCAGGATGGCAACGGGCAAAAACTACCAGGCCATCGGGTCAAGCGGGACACGACTCCGCGTAGATATTACGGAAGGCTGATCACATGCCCAAGATGGTCACAGAACTCGCGCAGGGCAACGGCTTCTCACGAAGTGCCGACGGCGGCCAGTTGGCCGATCAGGCCACGCGAGTGTTCAAAGTCCTGCTGAATGCCCCGAATGAGCAGTGGCTTATAGACGAGGCCGTCGGCGTTTCGATTGGCGACACATACAGCACACAGAACCCGATCCCGTGCGTCAGCCTCGAGGCCCGCGCCGACGGCGAGAGCCGCCTGGTGCGGATCGTCACTGTCCAATACAGGTCGAATACCGGCGGCGACGAGGGCGCTGGCGGGCAAGACCCAGGAACACAAGCACCAGACGTCAGGCCGGCTAACTTCTCTACGAGCACGTCGCTGTACGAGGCTCCGGCGTATGAGTGGAGAGAGTGGCCTGTTGGAGGAGCGTTTGAGGCGGTAGCAAATGAAAACGGCGACCCCATCGACGGCATTAGCCGCATGGAGGCGATCACGACCATCCGCGTGACGCAGTTCGCTCCGACGCCAGGCACCGTGCATTCACAGCACTGCGGTAAGATCAACTCAGAGCAGATGAACCTCCGCTCGTACATGACATGCGCTCCACACACAGTCCTGTTTCGAGGCGTCGAGGCAGCGCCGCACGTCGAATCGTTTGGGTCTGCAACTTACTATGGGTTCATGAACTCCTATGAGTTCGCGTATCGACCAAACGTCGTCACGGCCCACGGACAGTGCGGCTGGGACGCCACCCCGTTGCATACCGGGTTCAACGTGAAGGCGTTTGATCCGGCGGCGCCGCGGGCCGACCAAGACCCATTCAGTCAACCGCTCAAGTTTGTTGATTACAAGCTCGTCGTGCCATTGCAACTTCCAGACGGCGTCGCGGTCGACGACAAAGTCAGAGCGATGGTGAAGATAGTGAACATGGAGACAGGGGCTGTCTCACAGAATCAATCCGCCCAGCCGGTAGCGCTCAACGAAGACGGTACAGCACGAAAGGTGGGCGACGACAGGCAGCCCCTCATCCTACGCCGCCAAGTGCAGCAAGAAATCGACCTCACGAACACCCTCCAGCTCCGCCTGAACTGAAATGGCTAAAGGCTACCTCATCGGCGACGCCTTCAAGGACAAGATCAAGTCCACGATTGCGCGCGTAGATGGGTGGATCGACGGCAGCGAGACGACGAAGATCGAGACGCGGTTTGAGTCGATGCCTGCGCAGCAATCAAAGGTCTTTCGCATCTGCACGTTCACTGGGGCGTGGAGCAAGAGCAGCGACAAGACGGTGACGTTTAAGAACCAGACGACAACACCGAACACGGTCAGTGCGCAAAACCTCTTCATCAGTCTCCCCGGCTCAACGGCCAGTAGTTCTTCTCGCACAAGCGGAATTGCAAGGGACGGCACGGCGTGGCACTTGATCCAGTGGGAGTGGGAAGTCACCGACGTTCTCAGCGGCGCGAGCCTCGGCACTGCGGCCCTTGAGTTCACGCGGGTTAACGCCCCGTACCTCGCCACGGCGGCGACGGTGCAAATATCTGTCACCACCTGCTCAACGGCGGCATCCTAATGGCACTCGTAGTGGATGGTGGCGGCCTGGTGAACAAAGGCGGTGCACTCGGCACGGGGCAGGCGTGTTGCTGCAACAAGTGCTCTGGCCCGTGTGACGAGGAGAACCCGTGCGGCGAAGGCTGCACGTGCATACAAGGGCAATGCTTTCC